TTCTACATCTTTTTTAGTCATTTTTATTCCTTTTGAAAGTTATATTATTACGGATATAGGTATTCATGCACTAATGAACTAATGTTCCAAATGCATGCCTAAATCCTAATTGTTAAAGTGCAACCAAATCACATTTAAAGAGTGAGTGTATCGCGTTCCTATTCAACCCTCTTTAAAATTCAGTCTAACCTTTGGCACATCTTTAACCGCGGTTAAACTTTGGTATAAAATCAGCGCTAACTCAACTGATACCCCTCTTTTTACCGAAGCCCGCCCGCCCTGTCAATAGCCCAAACGAAAATATCCGGAAAATAATTTTTATTGCTTCGATATCAAATTATGAAAATAACCTAATAAGCCAGCAACCGCAATACATTACATCTTTAACCGTGGTTAAACTTCTAAAGATTAAAAAATATATTCATTTGGTGTTAGTTTTTGGCGTTTACCAGTCAACCTCAAAAAAAATCCTTGCGCGCCCCCCCTCAATATGACCGTGCGCTCACACGCGCGCCTCTTTGAACCGCACACACGCGCATATTTTACCGCGCGCGACCCCTAGGCACGCGCCACCCCGCCCCCTACTCCTATCTATAGCAATGTTATGCATTTTACGCCAAAAAAGAATGTTAACCAGTTACTTGACAAATACAAAAAGCTAGTGTATAATTAATATACTATTATAATAACTAATATTGGAAGAAATCTTATGATACCAGCCGTTGTAAAGAAAGATGGAAGAGAGTATACAGAGAAACAAGAGAAGTTCTTGGATGCTTTGTACGAAGACCCCCTTGGAAACATTAATAATGCTATGGTTAAGGCGGGATATAAGGAAGGTGCAGGGTCTACTGCGCTAGTTAAGTCCTTACAGAAAGAAATTGTAGAGATAGCTACGCTAATTTTAGCGCGGAATGCCCCAAAAGCTGCAAATAAACTCGTAGACATTATGGATAGTAATACTCCTATACCTCAAGCTAATCAAAAACTAAATGCTGCACAGAGTTTGTTAGATAGAGTGGGTGTTATTAAGGAAGCAAAGGTAAGTGTAGACCATACAGTTACAGGAGGTATCTTTGTTATGCCTGCAAAAGAAGAAATAACTATAGATGCAGATGATGCGGAGGTAATCCATGAGTAGTTTGCTAGAAAAACAAGATAAAGAAGTAATACTAATTAGAAAGAAAGGTTCTACTATACCATTTGGTTACAAAACTTCGGAACAGCACGCGGGTTTCTACGAACCTATAGAGTCTCAGTTAGAAGCTTTAGATGAGACTGCTGAACATGTACAAAATAAAGCACTATCGTTACGAGAAGCTTGTGATTATTTATATTTTAAAACTGATAGAAGAATTAGTCCGGCGGGTTTAATGAAAGTAATAAATAAAAGATACAAATCGCTTGACATTTAATAAAATAAGGTGTATAATATTCTTATAGAATATCTGAAGGAGCAATTATTTTTTATATTTTATAAATAATTAAAATAAGGAACTTCTTTAAGATACTCTTTAGATAACAAAGGAATTTAACAATGGCAAATACAAATAAGAAAAAAGGTTTATACGATAATATGAATGCTAGAAAGAAAGCAGGTACAAGTAGAAGTAAAGCAAACTCTACTATTAGTGATTCAGCTTATGCTAAAATGAAAAAAGGATTTAAGAAGGGTGGCAAAGTTAAGAAATGACTGTTGTTAGTTACATAAGCCTTGAGGAGTTTAAAAAGAAATACCCTGACTTAGATATAGAACAGTATGCTGTTGTTAGTGATAAAGTAAAACTAAAAGCTGATGGAACTCCTGCTAAGAAAAGAGGATTTAAAAAAGGGGCTGTTAGACGCTTCAGCAAAGTTAAGGGAGCAAATAAAAAAAAGAAAGCTAATAAAAAAATAGCGAGTAAGAAAGTAAAGACCGCTACTAGAGCTGCAAAGAAAGTAGCAAGCAATCCGAAAAAGAGTATTATATCTAAGGAAGCAATCAAAGGTGCTAACTTAGCGGGCAAGAGGATACTCTTTGAACCAAACCCCGGACCGCAAACAGATTTCCTCGCCGCCCCTGAGAAAGATGTTTTGTATGGTGGCGCAGCTGGAGGCGGTAAGTCTTACGCTATGTTAGTTGACCCATTACGATACGCACACAGAGAACAACACAGAGCATTAATACTAAGACGCTCTATGCCTGAACTTAGAGAACTCATTGATAAGAGTAGGGAGCTTTACCCCAAAGCTTTTATCGGAGCTAAGTTTAGAGAAGTGGACAAGATATGGAAGTTCCCTTCTGGCGCTACTATTCAATTCTCTTTCCTAGAAAAAGATTCAGATGTATATAGATTCCAAGGACAAGCCTATAGTTGGATTGGCTTTGATGAAATTACTCACCTACCCACCGAGTTCGCGTGGAACTACTTAGCCTCTCGACTAAGAACAACAGACCCAGAAATACAAACGTATATGCGTTGTACTGCTAACCCCGGCGGTAGCGGAGCAGCATGGGTAAAGAAAAGATATATAGAAGGAGCGCCAGCTAATGAAACCTTTATAGGTAAAGATAATGTTATAAGAAAGTTTATACCTGCTTTACTACAAGATAATCCATACTTAGCAGACACTGACTATATGAAGATGTTAGAGTCTCTACCACCAGTACAAAGAAAACAATTACTCGAAGGTAACTGGGAAATTAATGAAGGTGCGGCGTTTGTAGAATTTGACACAGAAAAACATATTATTCCTCCTTTTGATATACCTCATAGTTGGTCAAGACTTAAAGGAGTTGACTACGGTTATTCTGCGGAGTCTGCTGTAATATGGGCGGCGGTTGACCCAGAAGATGATACACTTATAATATATAGAGAACTTTATCAAAAAGGATTAACCGGCGAAGATTTAGCAGAACGCATGACTGCCTATGAAGCAGAAGATGCTTATTCTATACCGGGCGTGTTAGACGGAGCGGCTTGGAACAGAACTGGTTATACTGGTCCAACAATAGGAGAGATACTTGTTAGAGCCGGACATAAACTAAGACCAGCAGATAAAAATAGATTAGCAGGTAAAATACAAGTACATGAAAGATTAAAGCCTAATAAGACTGACGGAAGACCTAAGATGCAAATTTTTAACTCTTGTCCTCATCTGATTAGAGAACTACAGACAATACCTGTAGATAAAGTAAGACCGGAAGATGTAGACACAAAAGCCCCTGACCATGCCTATGATGCATTGCGTTATTTGATAATGTCAAGACCTAGGGCTAATGTTCACCAAGACATGTTTGAATTTAAAAGAAACCTTGATACAGCGCAACCAGTAGACGAAGTATTTGGATATTAAATTTATTTTGCTTTTAGGGGTTGACAAAACCTTTAAAGCGTTGTATAATGTATATCTATTGGTTTTACTTAAATTTCGTGTAAATGGCTGAGAAAAAAATACAATACGATATTAACGAATCTGAACAGCCGTTTGAATCGGCTGATGACTTTGCTAGTATGTCTGAAGAAGAAATACCAACAGAACAAAGCGAAGTATTTATTTCTAGGTTAGCTGGTTTAGTACAAGAAAAATTTGAAGCGGCTGAACGAGGAAGACAAGATGATGAAGGTCGTTGGTTAAACTCTTATCATAACTACCGCGGTATTTATAATAAGAACATTAAGTTTAAAGAAAACGAAAAGTCTAAAGTCTTTATAAAAGTTACTAAGACTAAAACTCTTGCAGCCTATGGACAACTTGCCGATGTAGTTTTTTCTGGCGCGAAGTTTCCATTACAGATACAAGAGACTCCCTTACCAGACGGTATTGCGGAATATGCTCACTTAAATCCTTTACAAGATGACCTAGGCGGTCCTTTAGATATCTCACCAGAGTTAGAAGGTAACTTAGACTACTCATCACTAGAAGGCGTAACAGACGACAACTTAGGTAACTTCAATCCCTTTGATGTCGGATTTGCTGGAGACGGTAACGAATTAAAACCGGGAGCAATCCAAACAGATTCAGATAAGTTTCTTGGTTCGTTAGAAGACGAGTACAAAAACAAAGAAGATGAAGTAGTCATACAGAAAGGAGTCGCTCGTTCTCCTGACATGCCGCAGATACAACCGGCACAAATTGCAGCAAGACGCATGGAGAAATTAATCCATGACCAGATTGAAGAATCTAATGGAACAACGGAGTTGCGTAATGCGTTATTTGAAGCGGTACTTTTGGGTACAGGCATCGTCAAAGGTCCGTTTAATTATAATAAAACATTACACTCATGGGAAACTAAAGAAGACGGTACGAGAGCTTACAGACCGGAAGGAGTAAGAGTACCGAGGTTAGAGTTTGTTAGTGCATGGGATTTCTATCCTGACCCTAACGCAACTTCAATGGATGATGCAGAATGGATTGTACATAGACATAAGTACAATAAGTCTCAACTAAGAGCATTAATGAATCGTCCTTTCTTTGATAAAGAAAAAATATTAGAATGTATCAGACAAGGATATAATTATAATAAACGGTCATTTGAAAGTGAAATAAAACTAGATAACAATACTAGTTGGAATGAAACAGAAAGATATGAAGTATTAGAGTATTGGGGAGTAATGGATGCTGAGTTTGCTAGAGAAGCTGGACTCAATGTTGACCCTAGTATAGATGACTTAGAAGAAATACAAATTAATGCTTGGGTTTGTATGGGTAAAATTCTAAGACTTGTTTCTAATCCTTTTAAACCTTCGCGTCTACCATATCACGCATTCCCTTATGAAAAGAATCCTTATTCTTTCTGGGGTGTGGGAGTTCCAGAAAACATGGAAGATGCACAGCAGATTATGAATGGTCATGCAAGAATGGCTATAGACAATCTAGCACTAGCGGGGTCTTTAGTATTTGATATAGACGAAGCGGCTTTGGTTAGCGGTCAGTCTATGGAAATATATCCCGGCAAGATATTTAAAAGACAAGCGGGTATGCCCGGTCAGTCTATATATGGATTAAAGTTTCCTAACACAGCACCAGAGAATATGCAGATGTTTGATAGGTTTAGACAACTAGCAGACGAAGCAACAGGAATACCTTCCTACTCTCACGGTAATACAGGTGTACAAGGAATGACAAGAACAGCATCAGGTATGTCAATGCTAATGGGTGCAGCCTCTTTAAACATTAAGACGGTTGTAAAGAACTTAGATGACTTCCTGTTAAAACCATTAGGTAAAGCTTTTTATCAATGGAACATGCAATTTTATGAAGGAGAGTTAAATGTTACTGGAGACCTTGAAGTTAAAGCTACAGGCACTAGTTCACTCATGCAAAAAGAAGTTAGGTCTCAAAGACTCACAACCTTTTTACAGTCAGTACAAAATCCCGCTGTTGCGCCTTTTGTCAAAGTGTCGAAAATTATACAAGAGCTTGCTTACAGTCTTGACTTTGACCCCGAAGAAATAATTAACTCGCCTGAAGAAGCGGCGATTTATGCAGAGATTATAGGATTACAGAATCAACAACCTGCACCAGAAGCACCACCACCGGGTGATGTAACAGGAACAGGAGACGGTAACATAGGTACAGGAGCAACGCCACAACCGGGCGAAGAGCAGTTTAGTGGTTCTACTTCTGCAAATGTTCCTCCACAGATGCAGATGCCACAAGGCTAACAATGGATACAAGACAGTTAAAAAGCTTAGTGTCATCTCCTACTTGGCATTTATTTGAAGAGTATTTAGAAAAAGAAAAACAAATGAATGTTAACAGAGTTATGAACTCTACAGAAGAAAAAGAAATCTCTAAGGCACAAGGAAGATACGCTTTAGCAGAACAAATATTAAATATAAGAACCACACTAATGAAAAAATAATATGGGTGTACCCTCTCAACTAGACAGCTTAAGAAAAGCATGCGCTGATGGCAATGTAGAAGCTTGTAGATTGTTAAGAGAACAAACACCTTTAGAATACAGGGGAATGAAAATGGCACAAGGCGGACTACTAGCGGACTCAGCAAGAAACTGGAGAATGGAAGCAACTTATCCAGAAACAGAAAAAGGAGAAGCTAGAAGACTGACAAAAGAAGCTGTGCCAGTAGCTGACAGGGAGGAAGCATTTATGTATAGTCCATTAAAAACAGGATACGCTGAAGGTGGAGAGGTAGACGCTTTTGATACAGCCGGTTCTATGTTACAACCAGAAGTACCTTTAAACTTTGATGACGAATCCATGATGATGGAAGATGACATGATGATGGAAGATGATATGATGATGGAGCAAGAAAGCGGTCTAACAGCAGAGCAAGAAGAGGTGTTAGGTCAAGCAATGTCTGACTATCCTGAACTAGAAGAAATATTAGATGTTCTTGGAAGTAACATGGGAACAGGAGAATTTACTGGAGCGGGCGAAGTAGAAGGTCCGGGTACAGAGACAAGCGATTCAATTCCAGCTCAATTATCTGATGGTGAGTTTGTTATAACAGCCAAAGCTGTAAAACAATTAGGTGTGGACAAGCTTAGAAAAATGATGGCTAAAGCCGAAGCAGACTATGATGAAGGCGAAGCTAAACAAGAGTATCAACAAATGGGAGATGAAGGATTTAAGTCTGGTGGTTATTCTCTAATGAAGAAACCTAAGTATGGCTCATATTCTGAAGGCGGAAGAGTAAGAGACAAAAAATTAGGATATGGCGGTTCTCGTTTTACTGCGGCACAGATTAAAAAAATGAGTGAAAGTTTTGGTGAAGGTTTTATGAAACTAGTAAAGAAAGACGGCAGAGGAATGTATAGAGTTCAAGGAATGGCTGAAGGCGGTTCTGTCGATGACCATATGTATAGAAACCAATCTAAAGAAACTTTAGGACAAAGAGCTATAAGAATTGGAAAAGAAGCGTTACTAAAAGTTTCGTCCGCAGTAGATAGACCAAGAGCTATGGTTGGCAGAGCAGTAGACAAAGGTATTGATACTTTTCTTACACCTTCAAGTTCAATAGACCCAGACACAGATTATGAAGGTATTGCGAGAATGAAAGCAGAGCAAGACTTTATAGATAGAAATCGTGCAGAGCAACTAGCTCAAATGAAAGCAGATTCTATTTTAGATAAAAAAGGAAAAATGAATTAACTAACTAACTACAAAACACCGAGACGTATTTTCGCGAAATACAATTCGACTTTGTAGTGACAACCCCAGAGCTACCTTAATTGCACTCTGGATTTTTACAACCCCGAAAGCTACCCAGCATTGTGCTGGCACTTAATGGAGGTCAAGATGGCAAAAGCAGAAGAAAAGCAAGAAGAAGTACAAGCAACACCAAATCCTTATAACAAAAATAAGAAGTGGGATAACAGTAATCCAAAATCCGATACCGGGTTTCAGAGCGCTGATGACTCATTGGCATATGTAGCAGACAAGAGAGAAGCAGTTATCTCAAGTGGCGCGCCTATATTAGATAAAGAAGAGGAAGCCAAGATAATTGAACAAGCTAAAGAAGCTACAAGTGACGATTCTTTACCAGATGAGAAGACTGAAAAATATAAAAAGGTCGACTTTAAAAAGCGTTATGATGATTTAAAGAAGCACTATGATAGAAAATTAGGCGATTGGAAATCTAAAGAGCAATCCTTAAAAGCGGAAATGCTCGCTGGACGTACAACCTATGTAGCTCCTAAAACCCCAGAAGAACTGGCTACTTTTAAAGAGGACTATCCTGACGTGTTCGATGTAGTAGAAACAGTAGCTCATATGAGAGCAGAGGAACAACTAGCAACTTTAAAACAGCAAGTTTCTCAGCTGTCAGAAAAAGAGTCAATAAGTAATAGACGAGCGGCTGAACAAGAGTTATTAAATGTTCATCCGGACTTTAGAGAAATCAGAGATTCAGAAGATTTTCATGATTGGGCTAGAGTACAACCTGAAGCAATCCAAGATTGGATTTATAAAAACACAGGTGATGCGTCTCTTGCAGGACGAGCTATTGAACTATACAAACTCGATGCTGGTATAACTAATAAACCTACTGAAGCCAAGCCAAAAATAAAGAGTCCAGAAGTTGACTCTAGAGGAAGCGCTGCTGATGCAGTGTCGGTTAAAGCTAAAACGCAAGACCCGACTCCTCAAGAGAAAACATGGACTACCTCAGAGATTGCTAATCTTTCTATAGACCAATATGAGAAGTTTCAACCTCAGATTGACGAAGCTTTTAAAGAAGGTCGAATAGTAAATGGTTAGCTTTATTAAGTAAACCAACAAAAGGTTTTCACGCATTAACAAAATAATGTTTGTTAATCTTTTAAAAACAGGAGAAAGTTATGGGCTTCGAAGCAGGCACTACTAACTATAATCCGGCAACATCGGGGCAAACAAACTCGTTCTGGTTACCGGAAGTTTTTTCAAAGAAGGTACAAGTTGCCTTCCGTAAATCGGCAGTAGCTGAAGCTATCTGTAACACAGACTACATGGGCGAGATTGCACAGTTTGGTGATACAGTGAACATCATCAAAGAGCCGACCATCACAGTAACTGACTATACTCGTGCGACAACTTCACTATCGTCTACGGTTCTAACAGACCAAGAACTAGTGCTACAAGTTGACCAAGCGAAATATTTCCAGTTCAAGGTGGATGATTTAGAGAAGCGTTTCTCTCATGTAAACTGGCAACAGGTTGCATCTGATAACGCTGCATATCAATTGAAAGACGCATTTGACGTAAATGTTATTACTGCTGCTGTTGCAGGCATTGGTACTAACACATACGGAACAGTTGCTGCTCCAATTGATACTGGTCACGCAACAGGCGAAGTAGACCCACTAGACGTGTTAGCACGTTTGGCTCGTTTACTTGATGACGCAAATGTTCCAGAAGAGAACAGATGGGTTGTTGCAAAGCCAGAGTTTTACGAAGAACTAGCGAAGACAAGTTCTAAGCTATTATCAGTTGACTACAACCAAGGAAATGGTGGTCTACGCAACGGACTAGTTGCATCAGGTGAGCTTCGCGGCTTTAAGATGTACAAGTCTAGCAACGTACCAACACCTTCTGGTTCAGGTAACCCTACTCACCAGATTCTAGCTGGACATATGTCAGCTGTATCTTGTGCGCAGTCGCTATCTACAGTTGAGTCAATTCGTGATAACGATTCTTTCAAAGATATTGTTCGTGGGCTATTAGTTTGGGGTCGTAAAGTATTACGTCCTGAAGCACTAGCTTTAGCAATTATCAAGATTGACTAAGTAGTAAAACTTAAGGGGTCTCTTCGGAGACTCCTTATCCTAATTATAGAAGAGGAAAGATGTCACATAAAACATATTTAGCTTTAACAAATGATATTTTAGGAGAACTAAATGAGGTTCAACTTACTTCTTCAAATTTTGCCAGCGCTACTGGTATACAAAAGTTTGTAAAAGATTCCATTAATAGAGCATACTTTGATATAGCCAATGAGAATCCAGAGTTTCCTTGGTTAGCAACAACACCGTCAGGTGATAATAACCAAGATTATGGAAACGCTTTTGTAGATACTGTAGTAGGACAACGCTGGTATTTTTTAAAAAAACATTCGAGTGGTTCTCATGGAACTGCAAAAGACTTTGGTCGAGTAGACTGGGATAATTTTTATATGACTACTGAAGACGTAGGAACATGTTCTACAGCCGGAGTATGTTCTAACGCTTCTTATAGTACAGCAGCTACTTGTATTGCTAACGGAGCTACATGGACAGATTATGATACGCAGTCTGTATGTACAGGAGCTGGAGCTAATTGGACAACAACTCACACTGCTCCACACGATAGACACAATCTTAAATTTTTAGCTGTTGATGATTGGAGAAAACATCATAGAGAATCTGATGATGATGAAAAAGATACTGGTAAATATTCTACACCATTAAGAGTTATTATGTCACCGGACGGTAGAAAGTTTGGATTGTCTCCTTTGCCTGATAAAGTATACAGAATTTACTTCTTTGCTTGGGAACAAATAGATGAACTAACTGCTTCAACAGACCAAGTGTTATATCCAGAACAATGGGTGTCTGTATTATTAGCAAGAGCTAGATATTATGTTTGGCAGTTTAAAGAAAACGCACAACTATCTACAATGGCTTTACAAGAGTATAATAAAGGAATTAGATTAATGAGGGCTTATACAGGAAATCCACAGCCTTCTAGAATGATAGACGACAGAATAAGATTCGTATAAACTATGGCAACAGAACAAGGAATAGCAATTTCATTAGGTGGCGGTCTAGATAAAACCTCATCATCTTATGAGTTATTTAAAACTCCGGGAGTTGCTACAAGATTGAAAAACTTTGAAGCTTCTATGTCTGGCGGGTATAGAAGAATAAACGGATACAGAAAGTTTTTAATAAGTCCTGTTACTGGGTTTACTATTGTTAATGGTGGCGCTGGATATGCTAACGGAACTACAGTAAATATAATAGATTCAGAAGGAAATGGTACAGGGGCTACTGCTTCTTTAACAGTATCTAGCGGAGTTATTACAGCTATTTCTTTAACTAATGCTGGCTCTGGTTATCAGATACCTCCTTCAATAACTTTTTCTGCTACTGGGAGTAACATAACAACTAAAGCTGAAATAACTGCTATTTTAAATACTCCTACAACTCCTACTGGAGGAAGCACGCCTATAAATGGTTTGTATTCTCACAATGAAGGATTTTGGGCTTTTCAAAATGGAAATATATATTGGACAGAAAACGGGTATGAGTGGATACAAGTAAATAAAGATTATGGTACACCGTCTTCTGGTTCTACAACAACCCAACAAACAACTGAAGAGGCTAACCAAACATGGACACCGGGTTGGGCTACTGCCGCACAGTTATCTTCTAAACCAGTAGTTTCTTTAAGTACATCAGCTCGTTATCAGTTTTCAGAATATGTTCCTACAGGCGTTCCAGATGCTAGAATTACTTGTGCTAACGGTGTAGACCCAGTAGCTTATGTAGAAACAAAATTAGTTAGTGGAGTAAGACAGTTTAAATTTCATAGAGCTTTGTATACTTCATACGGTTTATCTAAATCAACTCCAGTGTATGCAGATATACCTAGACCACAATATACTACAGTACATGAAGACCATGTTCTTTTAGGAGGCTGGTCAGCTAAACCTGAAACTCTTTACTACAGTACTCGTTATAATGATATAGATTTTACTGGGTCTTCTGCTGGTTCTATAAACATCGGCGACAAAATAACTGGCATGAAAACTTTCCGTGGTCAGTTAATTATTTTTGGAGTTAATAGTTTAAGTAGATTAGTAAATATAAACTCTTCTTCTACTATTGCAATGCAAGATATAACAAGAAACATTGGTTGTTTAGATGGTTTCTCTATTGCTGAAATTGGTGGTGACCTAGTGTTCTTAGCACCGGACGGAATTAGAACAGTTGCCGCAACAGCCCGTATTGACGACATAGAGCTATCTTCTATATCGTCTAAAATTTTACCTTTAATTACAGACATTGTTACTGATGGAACATTTGATTTATCAACAACTGTAATTAGAACACAAAACCAATACAGATTATTTTATTGTAAGTCTACAACAGGTTCTTTGTCTCAAAAAGGAATTATAGGAACATTTAAAATAAGTCCTCAAGGCGTTCCAGTTTGGGAGTGGTCAGAAACACAAGGCATTGAAGTATCAGCAATGGCTTCTGGATTTGATACAAGTGATACAGAAATAACACACCATGGAGACTATAGTGGTTTTGTTCATTTTCATAACAAAGGTTTTAATTTTAATGGTTCTAAAATAAGTGCGGAGTTTAAAACTCCTGATATTGATTACGGAGATATTGGTATTAGAAAAACATTACACTTTACAAAACTGTCAATAAAACCAGAAGGAACAACAGATATAGACTTGAATGTTCGTTATGATTTTGAAGATTCAGGCGTAGCACAACCTTCAGTTTTTAATGTTGGTTCTATTTTAGAGCCATCATTATTTGGTTTTGCGTCTTTTGGAGTATCTAAATTTGGAACTCCTGAAGTTCCTATGAAACGAATTAACTTGTTGGGAAGCGGTTTCTCAAACAGTTTTAAATTTACAAGTAACGACACACACCCACCTTATTCTATACAAGGTATGTATGTTGACTTAATACCTTCAAGCAGGAGATAAAGAATGGCGAACCCTTACACTAGACAATCCTCGTTTTCAGATGGCGACACAATCAATTCGGCATTATTCAATGATGAGTATGACCAATTAGTTTTAGCTTTTAGTACTTCTGGACACACACACGATGGCTCTACAGGAGAAGGTGCGCCTATAACTAAACTAGGACCAACACAAGACGTTGTAGTTTCAAGCTCTTCAATAACTCCAAAAACAAATAACACAGTAGATTTAGGTTCTTCTTCTTTAAAATTTAAAAATGCGTATTTTTCTGGTAACGTAAATGTAGACGGTGTAGTTACTCATAGTGGTAATATGATAATTGGTGATGCTGCTACAGACACATTAACAATTAATGCTACTATACAAGGAAGTTCATTAGTATTTGAGGGTGCTACAGCAAATGCTCATGAGTTAACATTAGCAATTCCAGACGCTACTTCTGATGTAACTGTTACTTTACCTAATGCTACAGATACTTTAGTAGGTAAAGCAACTACAGACGTACTAACAAATAAAACTTTAACTTCTCCTGTTATTAATACAGGAATTAGTGGTTCAGCTATACTAGATAGTGACACAATGTCAGGAGCTAGTGCTACAACATTATCTTCATCAGAGTCTATCAAAGCTTACGTTGATACTCAAGTAGCTACAGTTCCAGTTGGTGATGTAACTTCAGTGGTTGCAGGCACAGGTTTAACTGGTGGAGGAACTACTGGTGATGTGACAGTTAATGTAATAGGCGGTACAGGTATTACAGCAAATGCTAATGATATTGCAATTGATTCTACAGTTGCTACATTAACAGGTACTCAAACATTTACTAACAAAACACTAACAAGCCCTGTATTAAATACAGGAGTTTCAGGAACAGCAATATTAGATGAGGACAATATGTCTTCTAATTCTGCTACAAAACTAGCAACGCAACAATCTATTAAAGCTTATGTAGATACGCAAATATCTAGTAATGCAACACAAAATGAAACTATTCAAGATGTTGCTGGTGGAATGGTTACAGGCAATACTGAAACAGGCATTACAGTTACATATCAAGACTCAAACGGAACAATTGATTTTGTTGTTGCTTCTCAAACAGATGAAAACTTTACAACAGCAGACCACAGCAAACTAGACGGTATAGAAGCTAATGCTACAGCTGACCAAACAAATGCAGAAATAAGAGCAGCAGTAGAAGCCGCAACAGACTCTAATGTATTTACTGACGCAGACCATACTAAACTTAATGCTATAGAAGCAAGCGCAGATGTAACTGATACAACAAATGTTGTTGCTGCTCTAACAGCCGGTAATGGAATTACAATTGCATCTGATGGTACAATTGCTGCGGGTGCTTTAGCTTTAACGTCAGTTAACACAGCGGCTAATCAAACTGCACAATTAGCATTAACTACTGAAGAAGGTGACGTAGTTATTCGTTCTGATGAAAATAAAACATATATTCATAATGGTGGCACTGCTGGAACTATGGCAGACTTTACACTTATGGCAACGCCTAGTGATGCAGTAACAAGCGTAGCAGGTAACACAGGTGTAGTTACTAATGCTCACATAGCTGCTGCTGTTGAAGCCGCTAGTAACTCAAACACATTTACAGATGCAGACCACAGCAAACTTAATGCTATAGCTGCTAGTGCTAATAACTATGTACATCCTAACCATACTGGTGAAGTTACATCTACAGCAGATGGAGCAACAGTTATTGCAGACAATGTAGTAGATGAAGCTAATCTTAAAGTTTCTAATACTCCTACTAATGGATATGCTTTAACAGCCCAAAGCGGAAATACTGGAGGATTGACTTGGGCAGCAGTAGATGGACTACCTTCTCAAAGTTCTCAAAGCGGTAAATTTTTAACAACAGATGGTTCAAATTCAAGCTGGGCTACTATTGCTACAGGAAATACAACATCAAACGGTTTGTGGGAACACAGTAATACAATAGCATCAAACTATAGCATTACGAGCGGTAACAACGCTTTGACTGCTGGACCAATAACAATTAACTCAGGAGTGTCAGTTACCGTGCCAACGGGCAGCACTTGGATAGTAGCATAGGAGACTTATGGCAAAAGTAAAAATACAAGGACACGCTTCAGGAACAGGAGTCATAACTGTAACTGCTCCTAATACGAGTACAGACAGAACGATTACATTACCTGATGAAACAGGTACATTGCTGACAACTGGTTCTGTACCAATAACAACAACAGCAACTAATAACATTGGACTTGGTTCAGGTGCAGTAGACTCAATTACAACTGGAGATTACAATGTAGGTATTGGTGATAATGCTTTAACTGCAAATACTGAAGCAGCTAACAACACAGCATTAGGTTTTGAATCTATGCTTGCTACTACTACAGGGGCTTTTAATACAGCAGTTGGTTCTCAATCTTTACACGCTAACACTACAGGAACTCTAAATACAGCTATAGGTAGAGCTGCTTTGCGTTCAAGTACGACAGCTGATGACAATACTGCTTTAGGACATTTTGCTATGGAAGCAACTACTACTGGTGCTGGAAACACTGCTTTAGGTAGAGCTTCTATGGAGAATAATACTACTGGGGCTAACAATACTGCTATTGGTTATCAATCTTTAGACCATAACACAACAGCTTCTAACAACACAGCAGTTGGTAAAGCTGCTTTATCAGCTAACACTACAGGTGCTAACAATGTAGCAACAGGTTACGAATCGTTAGTAGCTAACACTACAGGTAGTGATAATATTGCAATAGGTAGACGAGCATTAGATGCAAATACAACAGCAAATTCTAATGTTGCAGTAGGCACATCTTCTTTAACTAATAATACAACAGGTGGCTCAAATACTGCTATTGGTTCTAGTTCTCTAGGAGCTAATACAACAGCAAGTAACAATGTTGCAGTTGGTCATTATTCTTTATTAGCTAACACTACAGGTGCTGATAACACTGCTGTAGGTAAATCTTCTATGACAAGCAATACAACGGGTTCTGAAAACACTGCGCTTGGTCTACAGGCTTTAGACACAAATACAACAGGTAGTGAAAACATTGCAATAGGATTTGCTTCTTTAGATGCCAATACTACAGGTGCTAGAAACACTGCTGTCGGTAAAAGCGCTATGGCAACCAACACTACCGCTTCAGATAACACAGCAGTAGGAAATGCCGCTTTAAACCAAAATACTACAGGAAATTACAACACAGCAGTTGGTAGGAGTGCTATGGTTGCTACTACAACTGGAAATCAAAATACAGCTGTGGGTGCTTTATCACTAGATGCTAATACTACTGGGGGTGCTAATGTAGCTATGGGTGTTGGAGCATTAGGAGCTAATACTACTGCAAGTAACAATACTGCTCTTGGGTATGCTGCTTTAAATCTTAACACTACAGGCTATGACAATGTTGCAGTTGGTCATTATTCTTTATTAGCTAACACTACAGGTCACGATAACACAGCAATGGGTAATGGTGCTTTAGATGCCAATACAACAGGCAATAATAATACTGGAGTAGGTAGAGTTGCTTTAGGTGCTAATACCACGGGTACTTATAATGTTGCTATGGGTCAAAGTGCTGGTGCTTTAACTACTACAGGCGGACAAAATACTTTTTTAGGTTCTTATGCTGGTTCTGAAAATACTACCGATAGTGGTAACACAGCAGTAGGATATACTGCATTACAAAATGTTGACGCTGCTGCAAATACTGCTGTTGGATGGAGAGCGGGAACTCCTATTACAACAGGAACTAGAAATGTTTGTATAGGTTACGAAGCTGGTACTGATACTGCTGGAATAACAACTGGAAGTTATAATATTTGTGTTGGCGCACACACAAGACCGGGTGGTAACGACCACGTTAATTCTATTGTAATGGGTTACAACATACAAATTGATTCAAATTTTGTTGCGTTTGGTAAAGCAAGTAATATCGTTTATAACGGGTTTACTTCTAATGCTTCTTGGACTCGTTCATCAGATGTACGACTTAAAAAAGACATACAAACAAATACTTTAGGTCTTAACTTTATTAATGAGCTTAGACCAGTAACTTACAAGTGGAAAGACTCAAGAGATTTAGACCAGTCAGACCCACATATGGCTACAGAGTATGATGCCGATGAAAACAGAAATGACTCTGATACAACTTTTCACGGATTTATAGCACAGGAAGTTAAGACTGCATTAGACAATGCTGGTGTTGACAATCACGGTGCTTGGGATGTGCAGAGTACAGGAATACAAGGTGTGTCTTTAGAAGCAATGATTACACCATTAGTTAAAGCAGTACAAGAGCTCTCAGCAAAAATTAAAGCACTAGAGGAGGCATAATGGCATTAATATTAAGCGGTTCAACAACGATATTAACACACGCAACTGACACCAGTAACATTGGACTCGGTGCTAACGCAGTAGACTCAATTACTACAGGTGACTATAACGTAGGTATAGGTGATAATGCTGGCACAGCAATAACTGAAGGTTCTTCTAATGTAGCAGTTGGTGATAATGCTTTAAACGCTAATACAACTGGTAATTATAACCAAGCATTTGGTAGAAAAGCCTTATACACTAATGTTAGTGGTTCATATAATAATGCTTATGGTAATGATGCGTTAAAGCTTAATACTGCTAGTAATAATAGTGCTTTTGGTCACGCTGCTTTAGCAGCTAACACTACAGGTACTAAAAGTACAGCAGTTGGTGTAGAGTCTTTGAATGATAACACTACAGGTAATACTAATATAGGTGTAGGTTGGAGGTCGCTTTATACTAACACTACTGGTTCTCAAAATGTTGCAGTAGGTAATAGTGCTTTACAAAATAGCACTACAGCTAGTGACAATACTGCGGTTGGTTTTCAATCTTTAGTAGCTAATACTACTGGAGCAAACAATACTGCTATTGGTTCAACTGCTTTAACAGCTAACACTACAGGTGCTTACAATGTAGGAATTGGAAGTAATAGTCAATATGGCAATACAACAGGTACAGAAAATTCTTCTCTAGGACATTCTAGTTTACAAAACAATAGTACAGGTTCTTACAA